CTTCACATAAATAATAATGACTGTACTAACCATTGGATTTGATTCATCATTTATATAAGAAGGATCAACCCCACAACTTTCTAAGTAATGTTTACAGCTGTTGATGTGCGTGTTTAACTCATCATCAGCATAAGTCTCTACTTGGGGGATGAGTAAAGCCTTTTTTACAATATCTAAAATCATCATGGGATCAATCCTTTCTTAACAATAATTAGCCTGCAGGTGCAGCTTTCTTCTTAATACGTAAGAAGCCGTTATAACCGACAACGTTACCACCAGTAAAGACTGACGCTTTATAACTGATAATACCGTCTTTAAATTTATAATCTGTTGATTTACCAATTTCTACTGGTGAGAACACTGGTACTTCATAGTTCTTAAGGGCACCATAAGCGATACCGTATTCACCAGCGACTGTATTGCTATCAGAGATTGCTTTACAGTGTGAGTTAATGATATAAGGAATTCCATCAATGGTTTTATTAACATAATCGATTGAGTGAACCTTGCGACCTTCTTGTGTCTTAAGTCCTGCAAATGCACGTAAGTCATTCTTATTCAAGATAAGAACCGCACCACCTTCGACTTCTTCATCACCACCATAGGCAAAGACAATGTCATCTAATGTTGAATCCGTAATTGCTTCAACTTCAAGTGCTGCTTTATCTGCAAGTGCAATAGCTGCATCACTAAAAATACCAGTGAATGTATTAGTGGTTCCTGCACCACGTAAGATTTGCTCACTAATTTTCTTCTTAAGTGAAATATTAATATTTCTTAGGACTTCTGATTGATATGGAATGGAAGGTAGTTTTTCTAATTCTTCCGTAATCTCTGTATAAGCAGTGATCTTAACTTTTGAAATCGTTAAATACCCAAATGCAGGTTCTGTTTCAGAGTATGCCGCACCTTCTGCAGTTGTTCCAGCGATACCATTTGATTTAACAAATGATTTCTTGTAAGTCTCACCACCATTTAGGTTAATCACATTCACACGATCAACTAAACTTGACACTTGAGCAAATGGAACTGACGCAAGATTCGTTGACGTGTGATCAGGAAGTAATATTTCAGAGCTAGATACTTGAATGACTCTGCTTTCTTTTAGGCTTTGTCCTCTTGTTTCTAGTTTTTCTTTATCGACCATTTGACGATTATCGACTTGAATCGGTTTAAATTCTGTTTTAGAAGCAATAGCCATCTTCTTATCAATCGATGCTCTTTCTTCTTGAAGGGTTGTTGTTTCTCTATCTAGCGCTTCTAGTTTTTCTAGATCCGCTTCAGAATCAACTAGACTTCTAATTTCTTTTAACCTTGATTCGATTTCTTTTCTTCTTAATTCTAAATTCATGATTTAATCTCTCCTTAGATTTTTGATTTAATTTTGATACGTTTTTTGATTAGATTTGATTTTTCTTTTTGCTCTGCTAACTCCATAGTCTTTAGTTCCAACTCCATAGATTCTAAAGAACGAGCATATATAGAGGTTGCATCATATGCCGGTGTATCCACAACCGACACATCATACAATCTTTCTATCTTCGTAATGGTTCTTTTAGGAATGTCACCTTCACGGTTCCATACTTGTTCATCAACGGTAAATGCAAAACTCATTTTATCTAACAGTCCACTTCTGACCATTTTATAAATATCCTGGTTATGACTTGTATCTAAGAGTTCAGCTCTTACCTTTAAGCCGATATGATCAACGGTTAATTCCAGCGATTTATTCTTAGTTCTAGCAATAATTAAAAAGGAGTCCATATGATTATATTTCATAGGAACATCCTTCATTTTAGTTTCTTGTAAGGCACTTGCTGATATCTCTTCAATAAATCCATAGGTTTCATCACCGATTATAGTTTCTTGATTAAAGACTAAAGCATAGCCTTCTAAAATCATCTTGCCTTCATCTTCGTGAAGACTGACTTCTGCGAGTCTAGTTTCTTTTATCATTGGTTCTTACCTCTACTTTTTTGGTTTGTTTGGGTTTAACTTCTTGTTCATAATCAAACTCAAGCTCAGAGTCTTTATATGAGAATGTTTCTAGTTTTTCTTTCTTACAAAAATCAGCGATGGTTTTTGTCTTTTCTTTTTGCGTTTCTAAAATACTTTTTAAAGCTTCATTTGATATTTTTCCATTAATCGTTACTTTCATGATCTTCTTCCTCTTTCTTTCCTACTTGATATAAGTTTGCTTTATCTGCATCAACAAAATTTAATGATTGAAGGCGTTTATGCCCACCTTCGATGGGTTCTAATCCAAGCAATGCTCTTGATTCATTAAGCGACATAATCCCTAAGCTCATGAGCTTTTCAATCGCAGTGACTTTCGTGTTCCATGAAGCGTACTGTAACCTTTCACTAAAGAATACAATCTCCTCACCACGCTCTAGTTGATTATTGGTTAGCAACCCTATAGAAAAAGCCTCGCTAAGTTGAATAGCTAAAGGCTCTATGGTTGACTCGTAAAACGAGTTATATTCATCTTCTGTGTACTTGTTTGTAAATATGGGAACTGATACGCCAAAGTAATCTAAAATCTTTGACTGTAAGAATTCTAACGTATCTTTGTCTATGAGTTTAGGATCAACATCAAGTGGGATATATTCACTCTTTAAATCAATCGGAATAATAGAACTGCCTTTATTGTTAACTGAATCAGAGAGTGCACTATCAAAGAGTTCTCGTTGTTTTTTCTTATCCGCTTCTGATAACATCCCATTCATCTTAACAATCCCTTTTATCTGCATCGATGACTTAATTGCATTATCAATCCCCTGTAACAAGCTATCATTGATTGAGATGGTTTTAAGGATTGCTTCATGATCTCCACTAGTTCCATTACCACCAAAGATATCATTTTGTCCATAATGCTTCCTTAAATGAATGATATTCTCATACGGTAGTGTATATGAATCTCCATTTTCAAATAAGAGTTTTATATAGTAGTGATCACTCTGATCTATCACCATTTCAACGGTAATAGGTTTAAGTGGGTAAAGACCTATAAGGTGTCCTGTATATTTATCAAACCTAGGATAAATAAAGGCATTATCATTGAGTAATAATGTAGTAACGACCTTATAAATAAAATCATAAGGTGCCATAATTTCATTTGGCTTATGCTTCAAAAGAAAAGACAGCTTTCCACTTTTCTCGGATACTGTCTTATCGTTTTCTATTTTGATATATCTTGGTTTAAGTTTTGCACATTGACTGGCCACTCGATCAATACAAATCTTCACCACATCACTTTTAGAAATGTTCGTTCCAAAAGGTGTATAGAATGTATTGGTATTGTTGATGATTTGTAAGGCATCGATTGAACCAGTTTTGTTTTTCCGTTTAAATATTGGCATGAGCACCTCCGATGAGTTTAGTTCACCATGTTTTCAAAATCTATTTTAAATCTATTCAAAACAGCATATGCAATAATCAAAGCGACCGTTCCATCAATTCTTTTATACTTTGAGTTTAGCTTTGAGGGTTGTATATTTCCATTTAAGTCTACTTTAGCTTGTGTATTAGATAAACACCATTTTAGGATTGGATTATTATCATAAACTAGTAAATTGTTTTTAAGGTCTGCTTCCATCTGTTTCATGGGTTCTGATAATGAATAAATACCTTGCCTTACTTTTTCCATGTTAAATCCTAAGTCTTCCATTTCTTTTATCCAATATTGTGAGTTCCATGGGTCGTAACCCACCCAAAGGGGTCTTATACCATATGTTTGAATCATCTTCATAAACCACTTTGTAACAAGACTGAAATCATTTTGATTCCCTTCTGTTAATGTTACAAAGCCTTTTTTTATCCAAATATCATATGGGACATTATCTTCAGTTATTCTTTTATCTAAAACTTCACTTGGCATAAAGAAATGTGGAATCACATACTTCTTGTTGTTATCTTTTTTTTGGACGATTAAGACTGCTGCCGTTAAATCAGTTGTAGATGATAAGTCTACACCACCAATCGCATAACTATCTCTTAAATCATCTAGACTATATCTATCTTCATTGTTTAGATCATCATATGATAACCATGATCCAGAATCTGCCTGTTTGATGTTAAAGTCCTTACAAAGCATTGTAACTCTAGTTGATAAATCGTGCTTTGATTTATTCATAACATCTTCTAGGTATGATGAAGTTTTAACCACACCTAAACTAGGATTAGATTTTTGCCATGTTCTTGGATCATCATATATCTCTTTAGCTGAGTCTTGGGTATATAACCAAGGCAAAACTCTTTCATCTTCAATTTCACCTTTAATCATCTTTCTAGCATAATCTAGTTTGTTATCTAAAAAACCACCAACTGTTGTTCCCTCGGTGGTTATGATAAATATTAACGGTTCTTTCTTTGTTGATTGTGACTGTTTAATAGCATCATATACTTTGGAGTCAGTCATTTCATGCACTTCATCAATACAACCAACTTCAATGTTGTAACCATCTTTATTTCTTGATTGAGCAGATAACTTCTTAATCTTGTTCTTCGTTTTAGGTGAGTAGATAAAGAATATATTCTTCTTACTTCTTGTATCTTTTGATAACGAGGGTGATTGTTCTCTCATGTTATTTATCTCTTCAAATAGAATGTTAGCCTGTTCTGTTGTGTTTGAAGCACATACTATATCAACACCACCTCTAGATAAAAAGAACTCAGCTAGATCTAAGCCAGCAATAAATGTTGTTTTACCATTTTTACGAGCGATTAATAAAATAACTTCATTAAAACGTCTTAATCCTGTCTCAGAAATTTTAAATCCATAGGCAGTTTGAATAATTGCTTTTTCCCAAAGCTCTAATATAAATGGTTGACCATTAAAAGGTGATTTGGTATGCTTGCAGAATGTTTGGATGAAATCAATTCTTAAGTTTCCTGGCTTCTCGTCAAATATGTATCTAGGGTTATCTAGATCAGCAATTAGTTTATCTATTTGATTTATAAGTTCATCTCCAACTAGAATATTACCTTTTTGTATTTCATTATAATATTCAACTAGATAGTTCATTCACTTGCTCTCTTAAGAAATTCATCAAAGGCATCATCTCCATCATTTACTTGTGTTCCTAAAATTGAGTTCAAAGTCTTAATGACTGTTCCGTATGAATTAACGAGCTTTGTATAATACTTTGCTGCCTCAGTTTGTCTTTGAGCGCCTTTAGTAGATATTTGGATTGCACCATATTTAATTATTTGGTCTTGAAGTTTAGTGAGTTCTACTTTCATAAATGCTGCTTGGTATATTAAATTATCTGCAAGTTCTTTCTTGGTTTCATCAACCAAAGAAAAAAGCGACTTTAACCGCTTGTATTCAATATCAAAATATTGTGATTTCGACACCCAAACACCTCTCTTCAAATAATTTTTGTTTGCTTCTGAAAATTATCTAACCTAATTAAATGTTCTTATACAATGTTTTCTATGACTTACCAAATGCAATGAATGCAATCAAATTACTTTAAAATGAATAGATATTAAAAAAGCAACAATAACATAATCATTGTTGCCTTAAACAAATCAAAATTATAATTAACCTAAGTGTTTATTACCTTCTTGTTCATTAAGATTACAGACTTTGAACCACAAACATTGCATGAGAGACCACTAGAGTTATCAAAGTCACTGCTTAAACAGTCGTTGCAAAATTGGTACTCTCTATTTGATATAAAATTTAATTTTTCAAATCTTCTTTCAATTAATTTTGATTTGTGCTTACTAACTATGGCAATGTCAGGAAAGTTTAAAAGCGCTGTTTTTATTTTAAAATAATTATCTGAAATAGACGTCTCTATATAATTATTTGATTCAAAATGTAAGATCTCATATCTTCTTTCTTTCTCTTCTTTCCATCTCGAATCCTTGAATGAATATTTCCAATATGGTAAAACTGCTTCTAGAAACTTAATTTTTTCATCGGCAGAAAGGTTGAAACAGTCAACAACAAAAAATAAGAAATTAAGTTCTTCTTTAGCCTCTTTTCTAGAATAGATAATATCGTAAATCACTACATGTTCTAAATTTAATCCATGATTCTTTATAACCGTAAAAGGAGCTATTGTAGCTGCAATTTTATCGTTTTTATATCCAAGGAAGTTGCCTCCATATCTTTTTGCTATTTGATTTGATGGCATGCCTTTCACAAACGATGAAACATAGCTAGTTCTTTCCTTTAATTGAGCTTTTTTAGCCCAATCATAATTAATCCAATTTTTGTTTTTGAACAAATCAACCATGAACTTCCCTTCTCTTTTATCGTTCAAGTTTGCCGTTTTGTTCATCCAGATTTCAAAGTTTTCTAATGCTTGTTCCAAAGTATCATCTGATATGCATTTATATAAATTTTCATTATTATATCCATGTCTAGATTTAAAAATATAATTACTAGTTAACAAACACATTACACCTAATAGTGGTCGTTCAGAAGGGTTCTGTTTAGTTCTTTTTAGTGCATAAGAGATGAATTTAAATAATTTCTCCAAATCAGACCTATCAAATTTCAGTACGGGAAAAGTTTTATACGAATCTACATAGGATAAATCTAGAAGCATAGCTATAAAATCTCGTGTTTTTTCATTTATTATCTTTTCATCTGAAGTATGCTGAACAAATGTGTTATATGTGTTGATTATCTCATCAATGAAACTGCGTGATCTATTGGTCTTGAAGTTTGAATATATCACATAAAATATTTTAAGCATTGAAATCAACGAACCAATAGTTTCTTGTTCATCATCCTCAGGCAATCCAAACTGTCTTTTCATATTATTGCCCATTCGAAATTGTCTTTCAATTGCTATCATTTCTCTGTATAAATATACTTTTATAAACTCTGCATGCAAGGTTGAAGCTGTCAAATATATTGAATTTATTAGAGTGACCTCATAAGTTGTGAATCTCATTTGCCCAAATGAGTTTTTCTCATTTAAGTCTGTTTCAATACACAATGAAGATAATACTTCTCTAATCTTGTAATCTGGTTGTTTTGGTATTTGAGTAAGTAGTTCATAAATCTTCAGCAATCTACTTTCTCGATTATTTGCAGGAAAGTCTTCTGGTTTATCAGCTTCACTCATGAACACAATTTCTTCACTTCGTTTAGTCAAAATTTTACCTCCTATTAGAATTAATAAGCAAAACGGTTTTTATCTAAAAATAATGTACTCTGAATTTTTGACCATATCTAAATTCAGATTTTCAAAAATATGGCTTTCCGTATTTTAATGGTCCCCCTACGCGGTACCCATTACTTGAAAAATATATTAAAATTGGGGGGGGTTATATAACAAATGTAAGTGGATCCAAATTGTTACTTGTTTGAACCTGCTTGTAATCATGTAGAACCCAAAATGGAAAATAACCTGGATTAGGACTAGCTTTAGTAGAAGGATGGACAACTGTACCATTCTTAATATCTGGAAAAACAATAAATGCTTCATCTAGTTTAGTTACTTTTTGAGATCCTAATACTAGAACATCAGTAACACCAGTAAATAATTGTTTTAAATTTTGATCGTTAATTGCGCTTCTATTTATAAACATTAACCCATGTCTATAATAGAAATATGAAGCAATATCAACATGATTTATTTTTCTTTTCTCTAAATTAAGCAATAATCTAATTGCTCGATCATGTGATTTTAAAATTAACGCTAAGACTTTGATTAGCAAGTCAGTTGGTTGTGAATTTTGAGTAAAAAAAGCAATTTCATTTACAAGGTTATATTTACCGAAAAGACAGTCTGAATTGTTCAATGCTTCTTGATTTGGATATGGACTCTCACCAGCGATTATTTTGAAATTAGTAGGTTCTTTTTGATTGAAAAACTTATGTAATTTAATTTTAATAGATAAAAATCTTGCTCCCATTATTACACCCCATTTTAAATAATTATACCAAAGTTATAATACAAATACGAGGTTATCTTGGAATTAAGTTCCCATCACTATCAAATTCTTTTTCTTTTGTAAAACGTTTATGTTCTTTGTTGTGGCAATCTTTACAAAGAAGTTCTAAGTTTTCTTGATTAATGCTAATTGTTGGATCCTTTACATTATCAATAGTAAGTCGAATTTTATGATGAACTTCTTCACCAACCCTGCCACATCGTTCACACTTACCATTTTGTTCTTGATACTTAATTTGTCTAGCGACTTGCCATACTGTGGATTTATAGAAGTTATGTAATATCTTAGGCTTCTTCATATAATTCTAGTAGTTCTTCAATTTTATGATCTACATCTTCCCAAGGAACATCTAAATCTTCTCTACCAAAATGACCATATGTTGCTACTTGTTTGAACTTAACATTATCTAGTTTAAGTTCTTTTTTCATTTCACCTGGTCTAAAATCAAAGACTTCATTGACTATTTGTGTAATTTCTTGTTCTGATGTAACTCCAGTATCAAAAGTATTAATGAGAATACTTGTTGGCTCTGCTATACCAATTGCATAACTTAAACAGACTTCGCAGTGTGTCGCCAAACCTGCCCCTACAACGGCTTTTGCTACGTATCTTGCATAATAAGCCGCACTGCGGTCAACTTTGCTTACGTCCTTTCCTGAGAAGGCCCCGCCACCATGTCTAGAGTAACCACCATATGTATCCACAATGATTTTTCTACCAGTTAATCCTGAATCTGCTTTAGGTCCACCAAGGATAAACTCACCAGTTGGATTAATTAAGATTTGTGTACCATTTAATAAATCGTGTCTACCGACTGCTCTAAGAATTGTTTGTCTGATGATTTCTTCATAGACTTCTCGATAAACACCTGGTTTTGTTTGAGCAGATACAACAATGATTGGAATGTTTACTGGTTTTCCATCTTTGTAATCAACGCTTACTTGGCATTTACCATCAGGACCAAAGATATGAGAATATTGCTCTTTTCTGAGTCTATCAACTTCTTTGGATATTTCATGAGCGAGCATAATTGGTAATGGCATAAACTCTTGTGTTTCATTACATGCATAACCAAACATAATCCCTTGGTCTCCTGCACCCTGTTCTTTACTATCTGTTTTATTAACACCTAATGCAATATCAGGTGATTGTTTGCTAATTTGTTCTATAACAACAAAATCTTCATCATAGCCAATATCTTTTAATACAGTTTTAGCGATGGCTTTGTAGTTTAATGATGCAGTTGTTGTGACTTCACCAAAGATAAATACTAGATTATCTTTAATGGCTGTTTCTACTGCTACTCTTGATTCTTTATCTTGTTCTAGTAATGCATCTAATATCGAATCACTAATTTGGTCACATACTTTATCAGGATGTCCTTGAAATACTGATTCACTTGTTATTCTTTGCATAATATAATCTCCTTCGTTTTAAGTAGAAAAAAAGGAGCTTTTAGCTCCCAAGGTTTGTTTTTGGTAAATAGGCTGTATACCTAGCATAATGATAGCCTTCGCTTTCTACGAGTATCCCAAAGTCATGTTCATTTGATGTCACATAAATACAGTGGAAAACTCCATCGGTATCACAATACATTAAGTTAGTATTATCTTTAATAAAGTCATAATATCCAAGTGGATTATTAATGAACTCTTCAAAAGCTGATTCATCTAAAACAATTTCTTTTTCAATCACAAAATCATCTTGTGGAATGAGCTCTTCATGACATGCTTTTCGAATAAAGTTTACTTTCATTTTTTTACCTCCCATGCTGTATAAACTGAACGATAACTGCAATCCCATGTATCAAGAATCACTCCATCAACACAAGCTGTGATGTGTCCGGACATTTTAAGAATGTAAGTACCTTTTGGATGTAATTTAGTAAAATCACTACCTTTAAGTCTAGGTTCACCTTTAACTGGTTTAAAGATGAGTCTTGGGTAACCTTTGAAATAATCATATAAGAACTTTGTGTCTTTGTAGCTCGTATACCCAAGTTCCCGCTTTTTTCTATTCAGTTCTCTTCTTGTTTCCATGTAATTAGTGTTGGTTACAGTTGCGATTGCTCTTACAACACAATCGGATGTTTTTAGTCCTTTAGGATGAGCATTGAATTCTTTATACATTGTCGCTCCACCCTTCATTGAGCCAGTTAACAAGTTCTCTTGATTTATCTGTTTCAAAAAGTGGATCTAGAAAATCATTTTTTCTACCATAGACTGTATATCTTTTTTCTTCTCTAAAGCAATTAATCGTTATAGTGAATAATGTATCTCCAGTTTCAATGTCTGCAATTCTAAAGTCATCATAAAGCGGTCCAACGAGTGGACAGTTATTTTTGAACCAAACATACATGGTTTCAAGATTTACTTTTCCACCGTCTCTTAATTGTTTGATAATGTTGCCCATGCGTTTCGTTTTGTTTGCTAAGCTTTCATCCTTACAAAACCAATCGTACCAACCAGCTTCAATTTGAGTGTGAACATCTTTTGATTCAAAATCACCTTGTTTAAATCTTTCAATAAAGTCTTTGAGTTTCATTTCCTTTTGCATAATTTTAGTCTCCTTTGTATTTTTTGCTTACACTATATATCACTCTAAAGGGACTAAATAGCAAGTCATTTTTCTCACTATAGTGATTATATTTCAAACACATCAAAAGAGCTTAATTTAGACCTTTTACCATTTCTTATCAAATAACAATTATCGTTTGTTTCTTTATATTTAATATATCTTTTGACAATTACATCTACAAATCTTTCATCAAGTTCCATTAGACATGATTTACGATCAAGTTGATCAGATGCGATCAATGTTGAACCTGACCCACCAAATAAATCAAGAATTGTTTCATGACGTCTTGATGAATTAGCGATAGCTTTTCCAACTAACTCTAAAGGTTTCATGGTTGGATGTTCTTCATTCTTTCTAGGTTTGTTATATTCCCATATGGTGTCTTGAGAACGATCATCAACAAAATAATGAGCTGCGCCTTCTTTCCATCCATAAAGAATGGGTTCATGTCTCCAGTGATAATCTTGTCTTCCAAGCACCAATGCATTTTTAACCCAGATTAAACATTCTGCTAATTTAAAGCCAGCATTCTTGAATGCATTTCTAAAGTTGAGTCCTTCAGTGTCTGCATGACAAACATAGATAGTACCACCTGGCTTAATGTTTTGAAACATGTTATTGAAAGCATCGTATAAAAAAAGATAGAAGCTATTATCTTCCATCTTATCATTTTTAATTTTTCCAGCTGTTCCTTCGTAATCCACATTATAAGGTGGATCCGTAAAAATCATATCCACTTGTTTTCCATCGACTAGTTTTGTAACATCTGATTCGCTTGTTGAGTCACCGCACATAACTCTGTGTCCACCGAGTTCATAGATATCACCAGTCTGTGAGAAAGGTATCTCAGGTATTTCTTCATCGATGTTAAAATCATCATCACTTGCATTATCAGGTAACCCTTCTTCTAGTTCTTCAAAACCAAACTGAAGCATATCCATATCAATATCAATTAATTCATTTTCAAGTTTGGTAAAGTCCCAAGTAGCCAGTTCTGCAGTTTTATTGTCAGCTAATCTAAAAGCTTTAATCTGTTCTTCTGTTAGATCATCCGCAATGATACATGGAACCTCTTTTAATTCAAGCGAAATTGCCGCTTTAAGCCTTGTATGTCCAGCTATGATAACATGATCGGATGTAATCACAATTGGCACCTTAAAGCCAAATGATTTGATACTGTTGGCCACTGCTTCAATAGCTGCCTCATTATTCCGTGGATTATTTTCGTATTCGTTTAATTGGGTTACTTTCTTCATGACTATTTTCATTCGACCAAACCTCCTCACCTTTTTCTAAGCGTTTATTCATCAGTTCTATTTCTTCTTTTTTATCATTATATTCAAGTCCAAACTTGATAATCAGTAAATACTTAATCGCAGCTATCTCAGGTAAGGATTTCTTTTTATATTTGGTAATTCTTTTTTTAGTACCTGTTTTGGTTTCTTCTATGATGGTTTGTGTTTCTTCATAATCAAAACCGACAGCTCTTTGATACATGGAATCAAGTAACGTTTGTTTTAACTCTTCATCACCATATTGAAAAGCTTTATCTAGTTTAGGATGCACTTTTCTTAATTTGATTAATGTTTTTTCAGTAACGCCTAAATACTGAGCAATCTGTTTTTGAGTCGCTCTTTTCGAGATCATCTCAGATATTGCTTTTAATTTTGTCTCTAAATGCCCAGACTCTTTCCAGCGCTCGTAGGTATCAAGCATTTTTCCTTTCATAAAATCACTCCAACTGTTAATTATTAAACATACGATTCACAGTTGGAATACTACAAGTATCTCTGCAAAAACAAAAAAAGAACCCATATTTAAATGAATTCTTTTTGCTTCTAGGCTGGTCATATAGCCAGTATTCCATATCTATATAAACTTTTCTCAGTATAATCCTATCACACCCTTGACAGTTTCACAATTTGTCATAGTTGTTCAACCTTGTCTTTTTCTGAAAAAGAAATTTGAGACAACGCTTTTTCATGCCAACGTCTTACTGTTGAAGATGAGTACACTAGATTTTTTGCGATAGTATCCCAACTTAACCAATCAATATACCTATAGATAAGTAGTCTTTTACACTTGGAATCATCAATCTTATTAATGACACCAATAATCTCACCTTTAATGATTGGAAGCTTTCTTCTCATTCGGGCAATTTTCTGTTCATTTTCTAATGTTTTTTGTATCCATTTTTCAAATGGTGCTTTTAAGCTTTTTGTTCCATCAACACGTAACTGATCAAAACTTATGCCTGGAATTGAGTTTGCTAATCTAATAAACTCTTCTATTTCTTTTTCTAGAAGCTTAATCTTTTCTTTTGTATTGTGGTATCTACTCAGATAATCTTTTACTTGCATCGTTTTTCTCCTCGGTTGCTTTTAATTGTATTTTATAGTCGTTTTTCTTCTAAGCAATTAAAAACTGTAATTGTTTACCAGTATGGATCTATGATTTTATAGTTATCTGTCCTTAATCACTTTTTATAGTTAGGTTTTATACATTTCCTTAAAAACATGTTTTCTCAAGAAAATGCTTATTCATACTAATGCACAATGGAATATGCTTTTGTATGGTTATTATTATGAAATATCTTTGTTGTCGCTGATGTTCACATCTATTAGTGACACCGCATTTTATGAATTTATCAATGATTTAAATAAATCTTCTATAGATAAATTATTATGTTCACTTGTTAATCGCTCTAAATTTTTAGTGATTGATGTTTCAAAAAACTTATAGCGGTCATCAATCTTCGTATTTGATCTAGATGCATAATTACAAAGATATCTAACTGCCTGGTATAATGTATCACCATCATATCGATGTAATAAATCTTCAAAGAGTTCATTATATTTATAAATATCTAAAGAGTATTCATTAATATAACGATATTCAATTAAACAGCTTGTTAAGTAATGCTTCTTTGGCGCATGTTCATTGATATCTTTTATTCTTCTTTCTTGAATCCTTTGTTTCTTAGTTTTTTTCTTTTGGTCCTTTATAACTTCTTCAACAATATCATTTGGGTTTTCCTTTTCATCTAATAGCCAGTACTTAGACAAATCTTGACTCTTACGACTTCTTGTTGCAACTAGAAATCTTTTTTGAATGCCTTTGGAAGTTACAACATTCTGATGTAACAAATCCTTGTCTATTAAATCTATATAAGCCAAATAAAGAATGATTTCTTGTAGTTTATTTTTCCCATTGATGTATTTACCACCAATCCCATTAAGCAAGATATAAGCTAAATCATTCGTTGATACCTCAAGATAATATCCATTCATAAATACATTGGTAAGTATGAGGTAATACGACATAAAGCCAAGCGGTCCATAACGATGTATTAACTTTATAATTTTAGCGTCATTAAAGATATTGACATCTAAGTTGAAAAAATCTAATCCTAAACTACTTTTTGACATAACGTGGGTACTCCACTTCTGATAGTTGTATTAAGAAATCATCAATATGTTTTTTTGAGAATCGCCATTTATTAGCAATTTTAATCCCTCTTAGTTTTCCTATTCTAATATAGGTGTAAATCGTTCTTTGAGTTACACGTAAATGAGCAGCAACTTCATTTACCGTATAATGTGTAATATCTTCTTTCATCATTTGCTTTCCTCCTCTTCTGCATCAAAAAGATAATTATTAATACGAAACTCTGAATCATCGTTAATGCGATTTATATTGTGTGCATAAATTAATGTCGTTTCGATATTTTTATGTCTCAGTAATTGTTGGGTAGATTCTAAAGTTCCACCAGCTTGCAAGTTTAAATATGCAGTTGTATGTCTTAACGAATGCGGTGTATGTTTTGTATTATAGATACCTGCTTTTTTCATTAAAACAGTGATTGCTCTTCTTAAGGTATTAGATGATAACTGTTGGCAGCTAGATATTTCTCCATGTGTCACAAATAAATACCTTGAGTTATCTTTTCTACGGTTTAAATAATCATTTAACGCATCAGTTACTTCTTGAGATAATTTTACAAAAGTATCTGCACCATCTTTTCCTTTGCCATGAACATACAAAATTGAGTATTCAAACAGTTTTGATATATCTGCTTTCATTGCTCTTACAACTTCAATGGATCTAATTCCTGTAATAATCATCAAAAGAACGATTGCATAATTACGATATCCAGTAATATCTGTTCTATTTTGTTTAGCTACGTCAATTAGTTTAATTGCTTGTTCTTTGTTTAATGGCTCTTTTTTATAATTGCGATCAATCTTAGCACCTTTGATTTGTTCTGCAATATTAAACTGATAGATTTCTTCAAATTCAAGTTGTCTCTGATTTACTTTTAACCATTGATAAAAGTTTCGTATCACAACGATTTGTTTTTGAATGGTATTGGCTTTTAAACCCTCTTCCCACATTTGTTCTCTATAATTTATAATGTCAGAACGTTTTGCATATGAGATATTATGTCTTTTTAAATATCTTACATAGCGAAGCAATAAAGCTTTATAACTAATCACACTATTCTTTTTTATATCTAGGTTTTCACAGAACAGTTCAATTAAAGGTTCTAGAGGATGCTCCTTAATCATGTGATATCTTCCTTTGATATTGTTCTTCTAGATGATAAAGCTCATTTAAATCAATCTGAAGTAAGGTCGCTAATTTATATGCTGTTTTTAAAGATAGCCTTTGTCCCTTGGTTCCTTTTTCAATCCTTTCATAGTAAGTATTACATATGTCAATCATTTCTGAGACTTGAGATATTGTATAACGGTTTTTCTTTCTAAAATCATAAAGATATTTTCTTAGGGTGGAACCTAAGTGAACACCTTTTATCTTTTCTTTATCCATTTATCTTTTACTTCACTTTCCTTTACTTTATAGATTTTTAGTTTCAAAATCGGCCAATTTTGATGGGTAATACAAACACAAAAAGTTGATTTTCATCAACTCGATCTAAAAGATTGGGAATTTTATACGCCATATCAAACTTATTGTTGATGATATATAAACACCATCAAACACAACTTTGAACACAGTATGTGACATTTCACACACGGGACGTTAATTTGGCGAAAATCGTCTTGGTGAAATATCGAAGTATTTTTATAAGTTTGACTGGATCTCTCCAATCACATCGCTCGAGTACATCTCTTTGCATAAACCATTCTACCAGTCTAGATTTAGTTTTCTCTGAAAAAAATTATATTCTAAAATCATGGCACATATGGCAACTTTTCGTCCCCCTGAAAAATGTCTTTTTATCTAGTAACTTTCATAACAAAATGTATACGTTTCATAACGATGACCTATTCAAACTTTATAAACCTAAAAATCTATGAAATTATGGGTTTTTGTATTATATTGGATTTTTTAATACATACGTAATAATTTTTTGATTTTCTATGACAAAAAATCAAAAAAAATGACAAGTTTTAATGTATAATATTTAATGTTTGCTATTTTAAGGAGGGAAAAAACATGAAAAAAAATTATACAAAAATTGGCAGAATTATGAGAGAAAGAGAGGGATATTCACAGAGTCAACTAGCTCTATTACTTGAAAAAAAGTTTAGCGCATCATCCATCAGAAACTATGAAAACGGAGACCGTGATGCACCAGTGTCATACTTATTAGCTTTATCTAACTTATATTGCTGTACTTTAAATGATTTAATTGATGAAGAGAAAACGTACTACATGTATTCAAATATAGATATGCTTAACTATTCTTATGTAAATCACATATCAAATATAGCAAGACCTAAAGTAAAGCTAGCATATAGTTATAATCGCAATATTGATACTGATAAATACTCTTATTTATATTATTTGCTTACAGCAGATGATGAGACATTAAATCTTCCAGCAGGTACGCGCTTGCTTGTACAAATGAAAGGTAAAGAGATGATTGATGTTAACTTTAACGAAAGAATGTATCTAATATCTGTTGACAAAGAAAGTCATCCAGATCAAGGTTATGAAAATCAAGTTCAGCCTGAATCAAACTCAAATGCAACAGAAACAAAACAATTTTTTACTAGAGCAAGACTTGTTAAGGATTTAACAAGTAAGACAGTACTATATTATGATGGTAAAATTGTCCGTCATATGAACTATAGAAGGTTTAAAAATATGATTGATGGTGTTGTCTATAAATATGTTTTTGATGAAAATATTGATAATTTTGAAATAATACAGTCTAAAGACGGTTTTATTCTTCAATAACCTATGCTATACTATCTCTGGTGAAAATCGAAAACGGGACATGTTCTCTCTTATTGAGAGGACATATCTCGTTTTTTTCTGTTTATCCAGATTAGTCCCATTAGATAAGACTATTGACTTGATAAACTGCTATTTAGAGGTAATATACATAGTACCAAAAGGAGGTTTTCACCAATGAACACATATGTAGAAATCATTGAACCAAAAGTCCAGTATAAGGATGAAAAAACAAATACAATTAATGTCAAAAGAAAAGTTGCAGCTTACGCTCGTGTATCAACTGATGAAACTGATCAGTTAAACAGTTATCAAGTTCAAATTAAAGAATTCACAGAGCGTATTAAAAGCAATCCTGAATGGGATTTTGCTGGTATGTTTTCTGACGAAGGCATCACAGGAACTAACATGAAAAAGCGGATTGGGATGCAAAAAATGCTAGAATCCGCAAGAAATGGTGACATTGATATGATCATCACCAAATCCATTTCACGTTTCGCTAGAAACACTGTAGACATGTTAACCGTTATCAAAGAGATGCGAGAAATCAACGTAGAGATCTTCTTTGAAAAAGAAAATATCAGTAGCGCAGACCCAAAGATAGACTTCATTCTAACCATTATGTCTTCTATCGCCCAGGAAGAGTCTAGAAACATCAGTGAAAATACTAAATGGGGATTTCGTAAACGATTTTCCCAAGGACAACTACTGATGAATACAACGAACTTCTTAGGTTATGATAAAGATGAAGAAGGTCAATTAGTTATTAATGAAGAACAAGCTAAAACTGTTAGGTATATCTTTAACCAGTATTTAAATGGTATGGGCGTATCAATGCTTTCAAAACACCTTATAGAAAAAGGATTTAAAAATGGCCGAGGTGCTGTTGTTTGGTATCCAGATACGGTTAAAGAAATACTAAAAAACGAAAAATATGCAGGCGACCTTATGCTTCAAAAAACGGTAACCGTTGACTACCTTACTCATAGAACCATAGTAAATGATGGCCATGCAACAAAATACTATATTAAAGATAATCATAATCCGATTATTGATAGAGAAACTTACGATATCGTCCAAACAATGATTCATGCAAGAGATATTATCTTAACCAATGATAACTTAGAGCGCTATAAGCACCTAGCTCGAAAACCAATTAAAGGATTAGTTTACTGCAGCAGATGTCAACGCATGTATCGTTCAAAAATGCACAACTCAGGAACCACCTTCAAAAAGAGTATGCTTAAGTGTCACACCGATAGAAATAATCCACATAATTGTGATAATCCTTCTATTCACGAGCCACTGGTAGAAAGAGCTACTCTCCATCTTATTAAAGAACTTACTAAAACTGAAGATATGCAAAAATCACTACTTGCATTTATGGAACAATCACTAGAGCAGATTAATTCTCATGTTCCACTCAAAAAACTGAAAGAGAAAAGTATTGATTTAGCAAATGAACTTAAAAAACATGTCAGAAGCAAAATACGTTCTGGCATGACTGATGAAGAATACGATACGATTTATAAAGAAATTGAAAGCAAACTAGAACAATGCGAAATAGACATAGTAAATCTAAGAAATCAAATCAATAGAGAACTTCTTACAAGAAGACGACTATATGCATTAACCAACTTCATTGAATCAAATTATGAAGACAAGCGTATTATTAAAAGTTTCTTTGGGATGATTCTTGTAGATGGTAAAAATCATCTTAGATATGTTATTGATGATACATTTTCAATTATCGATGACTTACATGAACGAATTGATATACTCAATGAGTATAAACCATTCTTAAAAGGAAAATATTACGATGAAAAAACTAAAGATATCGTCACCTACGAGGTAATTACATATGAGGGAAATTAAAGTTATTGAAACAAATCAAAATGCACATAAACATATTATTAAACGTGTTGCTGCTTATGCACGTGTATCAACAAAACAAGAATTACAAGAGTCATCTTTGGATCTTCAAGTGAGACATTATGCAAAAGAAATAATATTTAACCCTGATTACATTTTTGCAGGTATTTATTATGACCACGGAAAAAGCGGTACATCGATGGTTAAACGAGATGGTTTACAAGCACTATTAAAAAAAGCCTATGCAGGCCATGTTGATCTCATATTAGTTAAATCTTTATCAAGGTTTGCAAGAAATACAATTGATGCACTAAATGTTATTAGAGAAACAAGGAAACTAGGTGTTGAGTTCTTCTTTGAAAAAGAAAACCTATCATCACTAGATACGACCATTGATATGATTCTTACCATGATGGCAGGACTTGCTGAAGCTGAGTCTCAACAAATTTCGTCAAATATTCGCTGGGGTCATAGAAGTCGTGCAAGAAATGGTAAAGTTCCTATACATCCAACATTCGGATATGATATCAATGAAGATAAAAAATATGTTATTAATGAAACAAATGCATCAGCTGTTAGAAAAATATATCAAAAGTTTCTTGAAGGTAAAAGCCTTAACGAGATCCTCATCTATTTAATAGAAAAAGGATTTAAAACATCTAAGGACAGGGAATTTTCTGATTATCAACAAGTTAGAAATATTTTAACCAATGAAATTTATATAGGTAGAATAACTTATGGTAAAACTTTTATCAAACTCGATGGACTTGAAAAAAAGAGTGTTATCAATAATGGAGAGCAACCTAAATACATTATCAATAACCACCATGAAGCAATTATTGACAAAGAAACATATGATCAAGTTCAATCAATCTTTGAAGAAAGAAAAGCCAAAAGAAAAAAAGTAGAAAAAACCGATATAAATAATTATGAAAAATTTGCTTATTCAACCCGCCATGAAGCATTTCTAAAACGAAAGCGTTTAGGTGTCGTCGATGAAGAAGGCGCTGAACCTACACCATATTTTCGTAAATCGAGTGTATCGAAGTTTTATGTCAAACACACATCAAAGGTCCTCATTCGTTCACTAAACGTACTGTCGCGGAAATTTAGCCGTTTGGAAGCATTATTTGATGCACAGGTTGATGACATACTCTCTAGGAAGAAACTTGAAATAAAGTTAAGTGAACAAGAAAAAATAGTTGAAGATTATATGCGACAATACTATAGGTTACAACGAAAAACCATAAAGGATAAAAAAGACCGAATGATGCTTTTTGAATTAGAAACACTAATCATTCAAGAAAGTATGATTTATAACGCCATAGAAGATGAGTACAACACGATTGAAGAACGTTTAAATCATGCTTTAGACCTTAAGAAACACTTCAAGGATTTAACATATCCAACCGAAGCTCTAACACCAGAAAATGTAAATAACCTCTTTGATGGTTTCCTTATCGATGGTCAAGATATATACATTGCATTCATCAATATATCCAATAAAGAACTGACTCCTGAAGTAATGAAAATGGCAGCTTTTAATCCACCACTGCACACTGGGGCTTACAAAACAAAAGGTAGAATTGATACCGAAATAAAATGGAGCATAGTTCTAATATAA